GTAAAAGAAAACTGAAACGCCGGGTTTCCCATGCCCGAATTACTCAGGCGTTTGATTGATTTGATTGTCTTGTGCATTGTTTAGCCCTCCAGCTTGTATTTTTCTATCCGCCAATCCGCAACGGGTGACATTTGGCGGTCCCTGATTTTTTCTTGCCATTGCCCTATAATATACCGGGCTTGTTCCCGGGTGAATATCCGGTCCCCATTCACGCGCTCGGCAATCAATGATTCGCCCGCGTCTGTTGCATACTTTCCAAAAATTCTAAAATAGTGATTCATTGTCTATACCTCCTAAAACAATGACAGTTGATGAGGCTCGCAGAATAGCGAGCTCGGTAATTCCGTTGCCGGAAAGAGTAACGCAGGCGCACCCGGCGCAGGTTGTGCGGCCTTTGGTGCTGTTGCGTGTTTGAATGGTTCTTTGATTAGGTGCGCGCGCTTTACAAGCTTACGGCTTCCCCAGAAATCCCCGATTGGCTTCTTGCCTGCTTGGTCGATTACTTCGCCATTAAGAACGGTCTGGACGTGCCCGGTTGTTGTAACCATGTAGAGCGCGTCTTTCTTGGTGTACTCTCTTACAAAGTTTGCAAGCGTCATTTTTGGAAGCTCTAACGTATCAAAATCAACGCCTAACTTATCCAGCGCCTTTTGCTGGTCACTGCTATATGTTCCGCCTTTCCAGCGTGCGTTGTACTTGCGCGGGTTTACTGCTTTGAACGTCTGCCAAGCTTTGTTAAAGGAAATGCCGGCTGTCACTGCTAGAGCTGTCACGCCACAGTTCGGACCTCTGCGCTGGTCCTCGGGGTTCTTGAATAGTTCGTTTAAGTTTGTCATCGTTAGCCCTCCAGCCAATGAAATGTTTTAGCCTGTGAATATTGCCGGGTTCCTGTGTATGAAGCGTCTGGTTTTGCCAGACTCATCTGTTACAAGAAACTCTGCCGGGTCTAGGCGCAGGTATCTGCAAATCTCGGTAATCTTTTGTTTTGCCTCGTTGACGTCCCGCGCTGTTGCAAATGAGTGAATGACGTTATAACGCTTGTTAGAACATTTGGTAATGTCGCGTGCTGTGTTTGTAATTGTAAGCATGGGTTAGCCCTCGGTTGCTGTTGCGTTGTCCTTCCTATATGAGGCAAGGATTTCCGGTAGTCAATACCCTTTAGCAAAAAAAGTTTACACAGTGGCAATAAAGCTTTAATCTGTGAGGGATTGCCGGGCTATTGATTTGCTTGGATGTTTTGGGAATGGATGCGCGTTATCTATATATGTTTAGACATACAGCTTACGTCATCCTTGCGCGGCATAGCTAGAGCATACAGCCAGCGTGACATCTTGGCAACACTGTTGCTCTACTGCCACAGCAAGACAGCGAAGCAATGAAGGAAGGAACCAGCGCCCGGCATGCGGTACACAGGAAGGAACGCGCACGAGCACGGGGGGGATGCATTTTGACCCACCACCCCCACGCGCACGGGGCCGCTCTTATATATGTTAAATGCTAGGTAAAGACACACAGCCATGACCAAACTCACAAAGCCGAAGACTGACCTAATACTTGCCGGTATCTCAGATGGGCATACCATCGTCGATGTTTGCGAGGGCATTGGCATCTCACGCACGGCCTTCTACAAGCGCATGAAGAACGACCCTGAGTTTGATGCAGCGGTAAAGCAGGCACAGCAGTACAGCGCTGAGAAGGCTCTGGAAGAGCTAGACCAAGTGTTTGACGACGCTCTTCACCGGAGGAAAGACTACGATACGGGGGTGTTGCGTGACTATGCCCACCATGTCCGGTGGAAGGCCAGCAAGATACTGCCGGAGCGGTTCGGTGATTCTAAGAATAGAGCTGGGGTAGAGATAGGCGATGGCACTGTGAAGATATTGTGGGAGACTGACTGATGGAAGTTAAAATCCCGTACAAGCCTCGTCCGATACAGTCTGACATGCACAAAGAGCTGAAGCGCTGGAATGTGCTGGTGATGCATAGACGCTTTGGAAAGACGGTCTGGGCCGTTAATCATATGATAAAGCGAGTGCTAACTAATCCGCTACCTCGTCCTCGTGTTGCTTTGATTGCTCCTACCTTTACGCAGGCGAAGCGTATTGCTTGGGACTATGTGAAGTATTACGCCGGAGTGATACCGGGCACGACATTTAACGAGACTGAGCTACGAGCCGACTTTCCTAATGGCGGAAGAATAACTTTATTGTCTGCCGAAAACCCCGATGCGTTGCGTGGTATTTATTTAGATGATTGTTTCTTTGACGAATATGGCATGCAAAATCCTCGGGTATGGGGCGAGGTAGTGCGACCAGCACTGTCTGACAGGCAGGGCTCGGCTACATTTCTGGGAACCCCGGCAGGCCATAATCATTTTTATGATATGATGCAGAACGCTAAGCGTGAGCTGGGCGAGGGTTCCGAAGACTGGTATTATAGGGTCTGCAAGGCGAGCGAGACAGAGATTGTTAAGCCAGAGGAACTAGCTGCTGCTCGAGCTTCTATGACAGAAGAGCAGTATCAGCAGGAATTTGAGTGTTCCTTTACAGCCGCTATCATTGGTGCGTACTACGCGAAGTTACTTGCGGATGCTGAAGATGCTGGAAAGATAACCAGAGTACCATATGACCCTTCGCTTCCAGTGCATACTGCGTGGGACTTGGGCATGAACGACAGCACGGCTATTTGGTTTGCCCAGATATTCCGTGGCGGAGCAGTCAATGTCATTGATTATTATGAGAGCTCTGGAGTTGGGCTCGACCACTATGCCGAGGTGTTACGGCAAAAAGAATACCATTATGGCGACCACCTTGCGCCGCATGATATTGAAGTGCGCGAGCTGGGTAGCGGTAAGAGCCGGTTAGAGACGGCGTACAATTTAGGTATTCGGTTCCGTGTTATTCCAAAAATGAAGATTGCGGATGGCATTAATGCGGCACGAATGATGATGCCCAAGTGTTACTTTGACGATGACAAGTGCGCTGTTGGGCTGGAATGTTTGAAACAGTATAGGCAAGATTGGGATGACAAAAGACAGATTTTTAGAAATCACCCTAGACACGACTTTACTAGCCACGCGGCTGATGCGTTTAGGTACCTCGCAGTTGGGCTCCAAAATAGAGAAGCTGGAGTCAGAGCTCCGCAAGCGGTTGCAGACAATTCGTACAACCCGTTCGCCTAATGAACCCGAATAGTGCAAAGGGCTACATGGTAGCGACTTACTTGCTTAGAAGAAGTCCTTATCATAAGTATTGGACCGACTGGGACTACGAGCTTCTTATCGTGCCTCCGGTTGAGAACGAGACTTTTGTTTGTGATTTTAAAGATGGCATGCCTTCTATGTTTGCGACCTATGCCTTCCCCGATGACGAGCATGTTGAGGAATATTTAGAGACTGGCAGGTTTCCGCCTGATGGCTTCTATGGCGTTGGAAATACCCCTTGGATTATAGATTTCATCTGTTTAGGGGGCAAACGTGACATTATTAGTGGTTTCAGGTATCTTAAAGACAAGTTTATTGGCATGGGCTATGATAACGCCCAATGGTTAAGAACAACCAAACATAAGCGTGGTTGGCATAAGTTAAGAGGAGTCTGACATGGGCGGCGGCGGTGGCGGTGGAAACGACGGTGGTTATGATGCAGCCCCTCAAAGGCAGGCGGAAAAGCAGCGGGCGCAAAAACAAGAAGAGCAGCGGCTAGAGACTGCGGCAAGGGTTACTGGTGAGCAATCTTACGCTAAGACTGAGGGCGGTAGTATTGTCAGGGGCGGAAGCGGTTCCGGGGTTATGACAAGTGCCGGAGTTGAAAGAGCTGAAGCTTCTCGCCAACAAGACCTTATGGAAGCCACTACAGGAACCGAGGTTGGTCGGCAAACAATCCGAGAAGGCGCAATTTACGAGCTAGAGAAGCGCAAAGAAAAACAGCTTATACCGGGCACGGTTGGTGCTATTGCTGGCGTAATATCTCGAGCTAATTTAGACCGGCAAATTGAAGCGTTAAAAGAAGGCGGCGACCCGACAAAGGTAAAGTCTTCTAACGGGAATTATGTCACTGTTGGTGTTACGACCAAAGACGGTGAAAGCTTGGGCCGCCCGGCAGCAGATGGCGGAACGGTAGCGTCTATACGCGGCGCTTCTGAAGAACAGCAACCGGACAACGACATACAACCCAAAAAGCCTCCAGTCGTAACGCCGGACGAGACAGAAGAAGATGCGGCAGTTGCTGCTGAAGAAGAAACTATTATGACTAGGGGCCGTAAAAGAACTCGTGGCAAAAGAGCGGGACAAGGCGGTACGTTATTAGAAGGCTACGGTTCTCTGTACAGGGGCGGGTCTAGTAAAGGAGTAAGTTCATGAGTGTTTTAAGTCCAAAGGTTCCTATGCCACCTCCGGCACCACCACCACCTCCTGCTGCTGACCCGGTTGATATGGAAAGAGCTGCTGCTTTATCCGAAGAGGCAACAACTAGAGCTCGCAAACGTCGCGGTGCTGGTTCCACTATTGTAGCTGGTGCGCTGGGTGATTCTGGCGCGAGCACCGGCACACCAACACTATTGGGGTAAACATGAGTAACTTCATCAAATCGCTTATATCTCGCTTTGAATATATCAAGGGCCGCAGAGATACTTGGGACACGCACTATCAGGAATTAGCGGATTACATGCTTCCCCGGAAGGCTGACATTGTTCGCAAGCGTAGTCGTGGCGAAAAGCGCATGGAGTTTATCTATGATGGTACTGCGTTGCAGTCCGTCGATTTGCTATCGGCCTCTTTGCATGGGATGCTGACAAGCGGTTCTACGCCGTGGTTCCATCTAAACATGAAAGAGTATGGCATTTCTAGGGACGACGATGTTCAGAAGTGGCTCGAAGATTCCAGCAACAGAATGATACAGGCGTTTAACCACTCCAACTTCGAGACAGAAGTGCATGAGATGTACGTTGACTTAGTTGTGTTTGGCACTGGCTGTATGTTTATTGAGATGGACGACGGCAAGCTTCGCTTTAGTACCCGGCACATCTCTGAGTTCTACGTCCAAGAAAATCAGTTTGGCATCGTGGATACGGTATTCAGAAAGTACAAATCACCAGTACGTCAGGTTATCCAGCGCTTCGGGTTTGACAATGTTACTGACTATATCCGTAAGAAGTTTCAAGATAAGCCGGATGAAGAAATTGAAGTCTTACACGCTGTCCTGCCACGCATAGACCGTGACCCGAATAAACGCGACAACAAGAACATGCCGTATGCCTCATTTTATATTGATGTTGAATCTGGCAAGCTTCTATCTGAGTCCG